AGACTTTCTTTTAACTTTGCAGGTACTCAAAATACAAGTAGAGCAGGTACTCCTGTTCCTATAGTGTATGGAGAAATATTTACTGGATCTGTAGTAATTTCTGGTGCAATAGACACCGATCAAGTTAAAGCAGACGAATGACGAATTTACCAAAAAATATTATTGGATCTGGTGGAGGAGGACAAAAGAAGGCTCCCGAACCAACTATTGCTAAAGATACGCTTCATAGTAGACAATTTGGTACTTTTCTTGACTTATTTTCTGAAGGAGAAATAGAAG